ACCCTCCGTTCGTGCCTATGTTGATGACGGCACTCTTGGCTTCGTTGTCTAAGGTATCTACTGTCAGTTTCATTTTGTTTCTCCTTGGTTAAAAACTAGATTCGGCGTACACGACTCGCCCTTGCTTCATGTGTTCGAGAATCGGTGCTGTGAGGGATGCATCAAACAAGCGTAGGTCACTCTTGTACAAGCGCACAGTCGTATTGTTAAAGTCCTCTTTGGTTCCTCCTCGTTTGCGGTACAGCACACAAAATATGTCGTGCAAGTTCCAGTCACTGCGTGCGTATGCAACTTGCTTCCATCTGGGGTTTGCGTCATAGCGTGAGCCGATGTGTGCATCGACTGGCTTTGTAGTAACGGCACGAGGCACGCTTAGTATGTTGATGTCTAGTCCCATGCTTACTCTCCTTTGCTTTCTGTGATGGTGTAGCCCTTGAGCATGGCTAGCTGCTCCAATGCAGGGAAGCAAGCCATGTAGGTTTCTTCGCTATCGAACTGCGCTACTACGTGAGCGCCAGCCTTAGCTTCAAAGTAAACTGTTATCACTTGCTTCTCCTTATAAAAAATAGTTGGCTGGGTCTTGCGTACGCAAGTCATCCATCTCAACGAGGTACTCCTCGATGTTCGACTGCAACTCAGGCGGTAGATGTGGCGTTAAGTCCTCAACGATGCCGTCAGCCCATGTTGCTGTCAGGCGATAGTCAATTACTGCGTGCGTGTACTTGCTGTGTGGTTCTCTTTTCATGTTTCTTCTCCTTAAAAATACAAGGCACTAACGGGATGGTGCTCGGCGTAGCCCACACGCCGAACGCTTGGGGAACTTGTTCCCCGAAAGAAAGTTGATAGTAGTGTTGATAGTCGTCAGTCTCCTCCTAGGTTTAGTTTTGTCCATGTGGCAGGCACAGCTTCGTTCTTATCTAGCGCCTCAATAATCTTGAGGGCTCTACGCATCTGCGCTAGCTTGGCTGTGCGTGCGTCTGTTGGGTTGATGTGTATTTGTTTCTCTAAGTTTTCCATCTCCTTCCTTGTCTTGGTCAATAATCTCACCTTGGTTGTCTCGTGCTGGTGAGGCAGCATCGTGCGTTGGAAAGGTATCTTGCGTTTGCCCCTAGGTACAACAGGCACGGCATCGAACAACAGGGACACCTTGTCTTTGACCCTAGCGGGTATCCAGTCAGTCCAATGCTCGCCATCGTTGGGCAGTCCCTTGTCACGGGCGATCTGTATGGGTGTGTGGTCGAGTGCCTTCGATGGTGCGTCTAGCATGGCTATGAGCTTCTCCATGATGCGTATGTATTCGCTGAAGGCAACAACTCTTTGGGGAACTTGTTCCCCGCCGTATCTCATGCCAACACGGGCGTTGTTGATCTCGTAGCGCAGGGGTTGCAGCACCTTGTCCCATTCTACCTTGCGCTGAGTACGGGTGATGCGTGAGACACGCAAGGTTTCCTTGAGGTCAGCGACCTCTTGTTTGATGCGTTCGATCTCTGCGGGGTGTAGGTTGCGCTCGGTTAAGCGGTTGTGTAGCTCGTTGGCTGAGAGTTTTAGGTATGTTTCGTACATGAGATTATTTACTCCAAAAGTAAGAGGCGGCCAAATGTCCAACACTAAAGGGCTGTGACTAAGATGCGTGTAGGTTCTGAGCCCGCACCAATGCTAGCTTAGCACGAAAAGTGTGCAATGTATCTATCTTGTTTGGGGATTGCTAACGCCAGCTTAAAAAAGAAAGTCTTTGAGAAAGCGGAAATGCTCACCCCCTGATACATACATCTATATATATAAATATATATTAAATAGATAGATAGATAGGACAGTTTTTGCGCAACGCCAATGTTCATGCGGGTTACGGGGTTACACCAAACTTAGTTCGGGGGTTGTAGTGTTGGACATTTGGCCATGACTGGTTTTTTGCCTCAATAATCTCGCACTATAGTGCAGGTCGGGGAACAAGTTCCCCAAAAGGTAGGTCAAGTTGATGCATTCCACTTCGCCATGCGTCATAGTCTGCCTGTGTTTCGAACACAAGACCACGCAGATGCAGCGCACCCTTGCGGAATACGTGGATGTGATTGCGTGAGCCGTAGCTTATGGTTTGCATATGGTAGTCACGCCCACGAATGGTGATGATGCCAACTTCCTTGGTGATGGGTTGTATGAGTGAGCGCATGATTATTCTCCTGTGATGATGAACATGATTTGTGTGCCGAGCACGAACGATCCGCCAAGCGTGAGCAATGCCCACAATGGGGCAACGCCGTATTCGTTCATGCCATGAAAGCCTATGATGATGGATGTGACAAGTGTGAGTGAACACACGATGTGTGAGAGAACGGCTGATGGTTTCATGATTATTTACTCCTTGAGATTATTGATTGAAACGTATTGGACAAGAAATGAAACAGCGGGCAAGCATCACGCTTGCACCGCCAGTTGAAATCAGGGAACAAGTTCCCCAAGATTATTTACACTGACAATGTTGCCAAGTAAGCACGCAACAACTCGACTTGCTTCTTGAGTGTGTCAGCGGGGAAAGATGCCAAGGCATTGTCACAGGCTTGCACCTGAGCAGGTGTGAACTTCACGACAGTCTTCTTGCCTGATGTGCGACCAGTGCGACTGATGTGGTCACGGAACTTTGCGCCACCAGTATTAACAGCCTTCTCCTCACTGGCTGTGCGTTCTGTCCGAGTCTTATTGCAAATAATCTCGGCTTGCTTCTGCGTGCAGTCTAGGCGACCGATCACATAGTTCAACACCCAGTCGAACCGCCACTCGCTTTGCTTCACGGCATCGAGAGTGATGAACTCTTTGTGCCAAGCAAGGCTTGCGTCTAGCGTGATGCGGTCTGTTGCACCCACACCTCTAGCGAACTGTTGATAAGTAACTTTGATTGCGTTTGCTTTAGTCATTTGGATTCTCCTTGAATTGACTATTGGTTAAAGTGGGGAACAAGTTCCCCACATCGGCTAGGCTTGTCCCAACCGATGTCTCTATATTACCAAATGGGTACTTTATTCTCCTTTAGAGGGGGCTGAATTAGCTATATAGTTCACCCCACCCATCCCCCACCAACCCATATATAGGTCGACACCCTACGTCCACATAAACACTGTTCCACACCCGCAATCCAAATTTTCAAAAATCACGATCCAAAAACCAAACACCCCACCCCCTAAAAATTTTAAAAAATTCCCAAGGTACTATGTCAAACGTTGGACAATACCAAATAAAAAAAGCCCCAACCTTGCGAGTCGGGGCTAAAGATGGCAACTGAAACCATCAAGGAGAAGCAATGACTTGCGCCATCACCGAAAAGAAGTGTACACTAACTGCAACGAGGCAACAAGTGCGCGCCAGCACAAACCCTACGCAATGCTTGAACATCTGATTAACGGCGAGTTTGAACCAAACGTGGTCGATATGACTGCGGCTACGCCGTTGCCTTTTGCTGACGCAGAGCCAGCAGATATCATTGACGCACAAGTCCAAACAGCCAACTGGCTAAAAGATTTAGAGCTAGACGACGATGAGGCAGAGTCCAAGGCAGACGCACAAGCGGCAAGGAACTCCTTTGCCTCACTGGTCACAGGCCAGCCACCACAGAACACACAGCAAGCGCTCGCTAACATTAAGGCTCCTGCTGCAGTGCAGCATCTTGTGGGAATGCTCACAGCATACGATTGGGCGTTTGTTGAGCAGGCCAAGGAACTCAGGGGCTATGCAGTGGCTCAGATCCTAGAAGAAGTCAAACACCCAGACGCACGCATCAGGCTCAAAGCGCTAGACATGTTGGGTAAGGTCACCGAGGTTGCGCTGTTTACTGAACGGATTGAGGTCAAGAAAACCGAGATGACTGACACAGAACTTGAAACGCGCATTAAAGACAAGCTCAACAGGTTTATGGGCGTGATAGATGTGATCGACGTAACAGAAGAGAAGTCTGATGAAGCCTGAAAACTTCACAACGCTCAGCAAACTTGAGCTAGAGTCTATGGCCAAGGCGTTGCCGCACATGAGCGTCAAAGAAAAGATGGAGCTTTTTAACGACCTAGAGCTTCGAGAGTCCCGCGCCAGACTGCAGGCGGCTAAAACAAACATGTTGGGCTTTGCTACGGCGGTGTATCCCGGATTCAAAGTTGGCCCACACCACAAGAAGCTGGCCAAAATCTTTACAGATGTGGTCGAGGGCAGGAAGAAGCGCGTGATTATCAACATCGCGCCTCGTATGGGTAAGTCTGAGTTCTCGTCCTACCTGTTCCCTGCGTACTTCCTAGGCAAATACCCAGAGAAGAAGATCATCATGGGCACGCACACTGCGGGTCTGTCTGAAGACTTTGGCAGGCGCATACGTAACTTGATTGATTCTGATGAGTATAAAGAGGTGTTCCCCCAAACAATGGTGGCAGATGACCAAAAGGCTGCCGGTAAGTGGTCTACAAGCGCTGGCGGTCAGTACTATGCTGCTGGTGTCGGGGGCGCTCTTGCTGGTCGTGGTGCTGATCTGTTCGTTATTGACGATCCTCACTCGGAGCAGGACGTAAAGTCTAACTCTCGACTCGCGTTTGATACAGCTTGGTCTTGGTTTCAGACGGGCCCACTGCAGCGTCTGATGCCGGGCGGTGGGATTATCATTGTGATGACCCGTTGGTCGCTCCTAGACCTGACTGGGCGCCTGATTGACTACCAAACAAAGAACCCAGAGGCCATTCCATGGGAAATCGTGGAGTTGCCGGCCATTTTGAACGATGGGGACGAGGATGAGAAGTCTCTTTGGCCAGAGCAGTGGTCACTTGAGGCGCTTAAATCGACGAAAGCCAGTATTGACCCGCGTTATTGGAACGCGCAGTACATGCAGCAGCCCACATCCGAGAACTCCGCTATTGTTAGCCGCAAAATGTGGCGTATTTGGGAGCACGATGACCCACCAAGGTGCGAATACATCATTCAGTCTTGGGATACGGCGTTTGAAACCAAGAATAACTCCGACTATTCCGCCTGCACCACATGGGGCATCTTTTACAACGAGGAAGAAAATGACTCACCCCAGCTTATCTTGCTCGACGCTATTAAAGACCGGATGGCTTTTCCCGAACTCAAGGTTGCCGCGCTCAAGCAGTACAAAGAGTGGGAGCCTGACGCGTTCATTGTGGAGAAAAAGGCGGCTGGCGCACCACTGATACAAGAACTCAGAGCTATGGGTATACCTGTGCAAGAGTTCAGCCCATCACGCGGTAACGACAAGATGGTGCGCCTTAATGCAGTTGCGGATTTATTCAGTTCAGGTAAAGTCTGGGCACCCGACACACGCTGGGCACGGGAAGTGATTGAAGAGATGGCCGCATTCCCAGTTGGGGAGCACGACGACTACGTGGACACGACAACACAAGCGCTGCTACGCTTTAGGCAAGGTGGCTTTATCAGTTTGGACACGGACGAGAAAGACGACCTTGACATCTTTCGCCGCAGGAAATACGAATACTATTAGGAACACACATGGCAACGAATATCGACAAAGCGCTGTACCAACAACCTATGGGCATTGACGCGCTGGGTGAGCAGGAATCCCCCCTTGAGATTGAGATTGTTGATCCCGAAGAAGTTACCATTGGCATAGACGGGATGGAGATCAGCCTCAAGCCCGGAGAAGATGACGATGAGGAAGGCTTTGATGATAACTTGGCTGAGTACATAAAAGACGGCGCTTTGCAGTCGCTGGCGGGGGACTTGGTGTCTGACATTGACAACGACAAAAATGGCCGCAAGGATTGGGAGAAAACATACGTTGATGGTCTGAAGCTGCTGGGCTTGCAGATAGAAGAACGCACAGAACCATGGAACGGCGCATGCGGTGTGTTTCACCCCATGATTACAGAAGCTGTTGTCAGGTTTCAAGCCGAGACAATTACTGAGACATTCCCCGCACAAGGGCCTGTGCGTAGCAAACTCATCGGCAAAGAAACGCCAGAGATGAAAGAGATTGCGTCTAATGTTGAAGACGACATGAACTACGAGTTGACAGAAGTCATGACGGAGTACCGCGGTGAACACGAGCGCATGCTTTGGTCACTGCCAGCCACAGGCTCTGCCTTTAAGAAGGTCTACTACGATCCCAACCTTGGCCGTCAGGTTTCCATGTTTATTCCTGCGGAAGATATGTATCTGCCGTACGGCACAACGGATTTGGACACTTGCTACCGCATCACGCACGTTATGCGCAAGACCAAAAACGAGATCGTCAAGCTCCAGCAGGTTGGCTTTTACCTTGACATTGAGTTGCCCGACTCACCCAAAGATTTAACAGATATTCAGAAAGCCAAAGATAAAGAGACTGGCTTTAGTGACTTGAACGACGACCGCTACACCCTTTATGAGTGCCACGTTGACTTAAACCTTGAGGGTTACGAGGACATGGCGGAAGATGATGATGGCGAGGAAGAAGAAACCGGCATCATGTTGCCGTACGTTGTTACGTTGATTAAAGGATCTAACGACATCCTGTCAATCCGCCGCAACTGGAAGGAAGAAGATGACCTCAGACTCAAACGCCAGCACTTCGTTCACTACCAATATATTCCGGGTTTTGGAGCTTACGGCTTCGGGCTTTTCCACCTTATCGGAGGCTTTGCTAAATCCGCTACATCCCTCATGCGACAACTTGTCGATGCAGGAACACTCAGCAATCTGCCCGGTGGACTCAAGACACGGGGCCTGCGAATCAAAGGCGACGACACACCAATTGCACCCGGAGAGTTCCGAGACGTAGACGTTGGTTCGGGCACGATCCGCGATAACATCTTGCCGCTCCCATACAAGGAGCCAAGCCAGACGCTATTTAACTTGATGCAGACCATCGTGGATGAAGGCCGCAGGTTTGCCGCAACTGCTGACATGAAGGTGTCTGACATGAGCGCTCAAGCTCCTGTGGGCACAACGCTGGCTCTCTTGGAGCGCCAGTTAAAGGTGATGACGGCAGTGCAGGCTCGTGTGCACTTTGCCTTGAAGCAAGAGTTCAAGCTCTTGAAGAACATTATCCGCGACTACACTGACGCGGACTACACATACACACCCGAGTACGGCACTCGCAAAGCTAAGAAAGCCGACTATGACTTGGTGGATGTTATCCCCGTGTCTGACCCCAACGCTGCGACCATGTCTCAGCGCGTTATTCAGTATCAAGCGGTCATTCAGATGGCGCAGATGGCGCCAGACATTTACAACTTACCCGAACTCCACCGCGGTATGTTGAACGTGTTGGGTATTAAGAACGCCGAGAAGCTTGTGCCAATTGAAGAAGACATGAAGCCGATTGATCCCGTGCAGGAGAATCAAAACGTTCTCAAAGGAAAACCGGTCAAGGCGTTCCTGCACCAAGATCACCAGTCGCACATTCAGGTGCACATGATGCTCTTGCAAGACCCAATGATTCAGCAATTCATTGGCCAGAACCCACAGGCGCAAAAGATCATGGGCGGCATCACCGCACACATTGCAGAGCACGTTGGTTACAAAATGCGCCAGCAGATCGAGCAGCAGTTGGGTATGCCACTGCCGCCCGAAGACGAGAAACTCCCGCCGCAGATCGAGATCGCCTTGTCGGGCATGATGGCGCAAGCGGCCAATCAGGTGCTACAGCAGAACCAAGCGCAAGCCGCGCAAGCGCAAGCTCAGCAACAAGCCCAAGACCCAGTCTTGCAGTTACAGATGCAAGAGCTTCAACTCAAGCAACAAGAACTTGAACTCAAGAAACAGAAGATGGCTATTGATGCCGCAACTGCTTCCGACAAGCAAGATTTGGAAGAGCAAAAAGTTAAAGGCAATTTGGAGCTTGAGGCCCTGCGCGTTGGTGCACAAATCAACGAGAGCAAGAACAAGCAACAGTTTGAACAAGAACGTGCCGGCATTCAGATGGGTGCCGACATTGCAAAGAGTAAAGCCCAAATGGATTTACAAGCGCGAACTACGGCGCTGTCCAACAATAGTAAACAAGGAACACCTAGAAAATGATCCAAGACTTCGTACGCGTATTACGTGAAAAAATACGCACCGACATGAACAACTACGCTGACGATTTGGCTGGTGGTTCGTGCCGTACTTTTGAAGAGTACCAAAAACTTTGCGGGATTATTCAGGGTCTAGCCCTCGCAGAGCGTTATTTAATTGACCTTGCACAGAAAGCTGAAGAATCCAATGAATGAAGCAGGATTGATTTTGCCCCCCGGTATTTCATTACCGCCACACATCCAGCCAGTTGAACAACCTGACGGAGATGATGACAATGAAACCAAAGCAGGTGCACTGCCGACCCCTACGGGTTGGAAATTGCTCTGTGTAGTCCCTGAAGTCGACACAAAGATTGCAGGAACATCACTCGATCTTTTAAGAGATGCAACCACTATGCGCCAAGAAGAACACGCCACCACGGTGCTGTTTGTATTGCGTGTAGGTGTAGATGCGTACAAAGACACCGCCAAGTTTCCTAACGGAGCGTGGTGTAAGGAAGGTGACTTTGTGTTAGTACGTACTTACTCCGGTACAAGATTTAAGATTTTTAACAAAGAGTTCCGTCTCATCAACGACGACCAAGTTGATGCTGTTGTGCAAGACCCTCGCGGATTAACCCGCGCTTGAAAGGAAGAATATGGCTGAACCGTACAAATTCCCCGACGAAGTCGAGGACAAAAAGACCTCAAACGTTGAGTTTGAGATAGAAGGCGAAGGCGAAATAGAGATTGAAATCGAAGACGACACCCCTGAACGTGACAGAGGGCGCAAGCCCCTAGACCGTGAAGTGCTTGATCCAACCGATGAAGAAATCGAGTCTTATTCTGACAAAGTCAAGGGACGCATTAAAGAGTTGACCCACGCCCGTCACGACGAGCGCCGTGTCAAAGAAGCGACAATGCGTGAAAAGCAAGAACTTGAGCGTCTTGCACAGCAGTTGATTGAGGAGAACAAACGCCTCAAGCAAAACGTCTACACAGGACAGGAAGCCATCATTGAAGGCGCTAAGTCAAAGGCCGAGAGTGAGTTGGACAGAGCCCGTGGCAGACTCAAAGCAGCACAAGAATCGTTTGACACAGACGCCATCATTGAAGCCCAAGAAGCTGTGATGGATGCAAAGATTCGTGCAGAACAAGTAAAAAATTATCGTCCTACCCCTTTACAGGAAGAAAATTTTGAGGTACAAACACAACAAGCCCAACCTTCAAGGGTTGAACCGGACGAAAAAACTCTGCGCTGGCAGGCTAAAAACCAGTGGTTCGGACAGCAAGGGTTTGAGGAATACACCAGCTACGCACTAGGGCTGCACCAAAAACTAGTCACAAACGGAGTGGATCCCCGCTCTGCTGAATATTTCGACCAAATTGATGGTCGCATGAAGTCAACTTTTCCGGATTTATTCGGGCAAGCAAATGACAAG